TAGAACTGTTGCTGATGATGTTGGAGCAGTTCCTGATGGACCGTTTGAGTAGATCACGTTAGTTCCTGCTGACAGGACCTGACCTACAACGTTATCAATAGAATCTGCTGCGTTGTACGCGATGATGTCAGCAAGTGCTGAATCAACGTCGTTGAATGAAGTTAGGTTTAACTTCTTTGTTGTTGTAACTGCTGAACCGTATTCGTTCAGTGTTACTGTAACCTGTGATGGGTTACCTAGTGCAATGCTTGATACATCTGAAGTTTCTGTCAATGTAGAAGTAGCTTGTGCCAAATCTGAGTAGATTGAGAAAACAACTGATGATCCTGGCATTGCCTGCTGTACTGGCTTAACATCTGCAAGTGAGCGCATAACAGGAATGGAGCGAAGCGCCATTCTTACATACTGATCGTATGCTGCCTGCACAAGTGCGGTGATGTTACCAGTACTGGTAGGGGTACCTGTTGGGATAGCCATTTGTGGTCTAGCCTTTCTTGTTTAGGATCGGATTAGAGTCCAGACATTCTGATAACTTCATCCAATTCTTCTTTGCTGTTTGCGTTCATAAGTTTTTGCATAATGTCTCCATTGTGCTCTGGTGATACACCGGAGTCTGCGGAGTTTGTCATACGCTTGTATGCTGCAGCATCGTTTGGATTTACGTTAGGTGTTGCCTGGTTTTGGCCTGTTTCAATACCGAATACATCGGCATAGTCTTCAAGCCATTTAGATACAGACTCTTCAGTTGGGTCTATATCCTGTGGGATAAATGAAGCAATTTTGCTGTTTACCCCGCGACTAGCGAGGGCATCCTTTATTGCTCTTTCACGTTGCGCTTTGTTAAGGCCTTCAAACTGAGCACGTAGCTCTTGTAGTTCTTTGTCCTTCTGCTTAGCTGCTTTACGTAGTTGCTTTACTAGGTCGTTAGGCGAATCATCTTGTGTGATGTCGTCTTCATCCTCGTAGTCGTAATTGGACATAGTGGTCCTTCTCCCTATTAGTTGTTGGCACTAGCCTCATATTCGTTTGGGGAAACGGTATGGCTCTAGCTACTGGTTTTGATTGTCGCTCCACTAGTCCAGCTACTCTAGTGGCAGGCTTTTTATTTAGTAAGCGCCAGCACGATCTCGTACTAAGGCGCCAGAAGATAATCCAGATTGACCACTGAAAGTGGCCTTCTCTAATGATGTAAGTTTCTTACGTTGCTTCTCTGCTTCTGTCTGTCCAGAAAGTCCAAAGACTTCCTTCTCAGCAGTAGTCTGTGTGTATGGATCTTCTCCATAGATAGATGCAAGTTGTGAACCACGTTGTAGTCCGCCGGCAATAGTTCCAAATCCTTGCTGTGCCTGTTGCTTAGTAACACCAGCAGCGCCTAGCTCTTCTGCGCGAGTACCAGTAATACCTAATCCTGCTTGCATTGCACCGCCACCGATTTCGGCTGCAGTTACCTTGCGCTTAATATCTGTTAGTGCCTTCTCAGGATCTAATGTATAGGCAAGGATATCTCCATCAGCAATGCCTGGGTAGAACTGCTTAAGTGAAGCAAGTACTTCTGGATTAGCGTTCATAACACGAGATTGTGCTGTCATAATACGATCTTCTAGTTCTGCTGCAGATACATCGTTAGACAAAAACTTTTCAAAACCTTCTTGACGTCCCATATCACCACGTGTGTAGTAAGAGGCAGGAAGTCCGTATTGGCGCATAATGTTCTGGTACTGGTCCTCAAGGCCAATATACTCAGCCTCATTAAGAGCAGATAGTCCCTTAGCAATGCGTGATGCGTTAGCAGCAAAGCGCTTCTTGTAGGCATCTGTATCACGTAGGCGAAGTGTAAACTCTGATGAAGATAGACCTTGAGTAATAAACTGCTTAAGCGGCTCTACTAGAGCGCCCATACCATATTGGTTAAACTGTTGGAATAGCAAGTCGTAAGCAGACTGACCAGCCTTTGTCTTTTCCTGTTGCTTGATATCTTCAATATAAGCATTGTAGGCATTTAGGTCTGTAAAGATTCTTCCATCTGGCGCTGTGTATGTTGTTACTGCAGTAGAAGTAACTGCTGGTGTATCACCAGCACCCCCGCCACCACCGCCACCGCCACCGCCACCGCCACCGCCAGCAGAACCTTTAGCCATAGTGACAACTTTGCCTGTTTTTGGATCTACGTAGGCAGACTTTGTTGTTGATGTCTCACGAATTTCCGCTGCTGTCTTAAGAGCGTTCTTCATTGCATCACGTTGTGCTTGAGTCTTACCTTGTGAGTCTTTCTTTGTATAGTAAGAATCGTCTACTATTTCTGGCTCTAATGCTCTCTTTGCTGCTGCTTTAGTTTGCTCATCTACAACAGGAGTAGGTTTTGCAGGAGGGGTTGCCGCTAGTGGAGGAAGACCTAGCCTTGCTCGAGCTCTGTCTCTTTCATCAACCATTGTTTACCCCTGGAATCCAAAGTCACGAAGGACTTTAAGTGCGACATCAGACACTTCTTCTTTAGCCTGATTGGTGTACTGCCAGCGAGAGTCCTTGCGGAGTTGACGCTGGAATTCATAGATTGGAAGTTCTTTATCTCCAGCAATTGCACCACGCAATACTGGGTCATTAAGAGTAATTGACTCTGGGTTAATCTCAAGAGTAGATGCCATAACATTCTTGTATGGTGAGTAGATGGTATCTAGGTCAATACCATTGTCAAGCAGTGATACAATGTTCTGTGGCATACCAATCTTGGCTACATCACGAATCTGCTTTTTGAATGTTTCAATAGACTCACCCTTGTTAATAGATGCAAGCCAAGTAGGTAGTTGTGTACCAAAAGCCTTTTGTAAATCTAGACCGTTAGCTGCTGCAATCTTCTGCAGATCTGCAATCTGTTCGCCTGCTTTACCCTTGGCACCTGTTGCACCGAACTTGAACTTCTTGTCAAGAAATGCGTTAAGAGAGTTACGTTCTCTATCGAGTCCTTTATCGTAGGCCTCTTGTGCAAGTGCATTTACTTCATCATCATTGAGTTCTGCACCAGCTGCAAGGCGTGATGCTTCAATAGCATCCTTGAGGTCTTTGAGTCCTCGACCATAAGTAGTGCTTGCTTCTATATCTGCTAACTTAACAGCATCTCCGCCTGCATTTTCAATTGCTTGATTGTATAAATCTTTTTCTTGCTGGCGTTGAAATAGGTAAGGGTCTGTAAACTTAACCTTGGCTAGCTCTTCAGCATAAGTCTCATCGTTGCTAAGTTGTAATAGTAACCAAGTCTCTTCATCAAGACCACCAATAGTGGTTTGAGTACCGATAGTACCCTTGACTTTGTATGCTTGAGAAGCAGCGTTCTTTTCCTGAGCGGCTTTGAGAAGCGGCTTCCACTTCCTCATTTCCGCAGCAGTTGCAGGGCGCTTTAATACATCTTGGAATACCTTGTTGATAAGTGTTGTAGCCTGAGTAGGGCTTGAGATACTTGGATACCTAGTAAGAGTTGTTTTTGGCTTAGTTGACTTTTCATCTTTTGTGCTAGATGTTGGCATATTAGCCAAGATTTCTTCTTTAGTAATGCCAAGAGCATTAAGAGCGTCATCTAAACCTGTCTTAGAAGTATCCTGCTTAACCGTTTGTAAACCTTCTTTAAGTGGTACTCTTGGGTCTGCCATTACTTCTTCTCCCTAGGTGTTAAATACTTATCATACACAAGATCTTGCGATAAGAAGCGGTCATACACATAGGCAAAGCCTAGCTTATCATCTTGTTTTAACTTGTTAACAGTGCCGTCATAAATCATCTTAAGGTCAATATTTTTCTTAGCACCGATACTCTTAACATCACGCTTTACAAGTTCTGCAGCGATAGCCTTACGAACATCAAGGTATGCAGATACTGACTTCCAAGTAGGATTGTTACGATTGCTCTTGATAAACTTTTCATCCTTAAGAATCTTCTCAAGACCTACGATTACTCGGTTGGTCTTTGAGCCATCTGAGTCTAGGTAGTCGTCATACCAAGCAGTCTGAACAAACTGTCCAGTCTTTGGATTAACCTCTGGGTTGCCATCAGCATCTGTCTTAACAGCAAGTTTTCTAATAACCGCTGCCTTGATTGCTGCTAAGTCTTCAGCACCCTTTTGCTGGATTGATGAAAGACCGCGATCTTGTAGGTCATTGTCAATAGCATCCATAATACGGTTGTATTGAATCCATCCCTTTTCAGCATCATTACGCTTTTGGGCATCTGCTGGTGCTTGAGATGTAAGGAACTTCTGTGGTGAGTCTGCTGCAATACGCTTACCATATAGGTAGTCATAGGCTGCCTGTGAGAACTCGTATCCAGAGAAGTCATTGACAACTAATCCAACTAGACGTGGATCTACCTTGACAAGTTCTCCCACTAATCCATCAAACTTCTTGATGTTATTAACTGCTTGTACAGAAGACTGTACGTTAGTTGGGTTAGATGACAAGCTGGCTGAGAACGAGAAGAACTCTGGGTAGTCATCTAGGAACTTAGCATCTGCTTCGAGTCCGTACATACGACGGTACTCACGAGACTTGTCTAAGTAATACTTGTAAGGGCTATCAAAACGTGGAGCAAACGGCATAATCAAGTTAGCCGCTGTACGCATATTCCAGTAATCTTTAGTCTTTCGCAGAATCTCTCCTGCAGGAACTGGATCTTTTCCGTTGCGCTTTGCACGCTGCTGTTCTGTGTTCCAGATTAACTGGTAAGAACGAGCAAATGCTGGGTCTTCAAGACCTGCAGCACGAGTCTGTAGTCTCTGGAACCAAGTAGGTGTAAGTCCAGATATCGCATCCTTTGATGGACCAAACGGCAATGCCCACTTAAAGGATTCCTCTAATGAAGGCTGACGCTTAGTAATCTCTGATACAGGAATAGCAACATAAGGTCCTACTGGGAAGATATCGCTAAATACATTTGGGTTGCCCTTCATATACAGAACATCTAGTCCACCTTGGAATACAAGATCCAGTGAACCCTTTGGAATACCCATCTCGGTTAGTGAACCAAGACCTGGAATCTTTTGAATTCCCTTTGGAAGTCCTACCCAGATAATGTCGTTACCAGTTGTTTGACCTGCTGGTACTTGATTACCTTCTTGGTCTGTAACAAGACCTGCTTGGTTAGGTGAGTTCCATACTAGGTAACCACGGTTAATGATTGCTGGGTTAGCTGCTGCTAACTTAAGCCAAGTCTTATATGAGTTCTCTTGTGCAGAGAAGAATGGGCTAATGTACTTAAATGCTGTAGCAAGGTTAGTACGACGCTCAATGTTAAAGAGAATACCCTTCATCTCACGTTGTGCAATCTTGTGAGACTGTGACATTAACTGTGCTTGTTCTTGTGGTGTTAAACGATCTACCTTTTGACCTGTCATAACGTCAAGACGACGCTTTGCTTCACGGCGATATAGGTAAACATACAATGGGTTTCTTGCCCAAGTATCTTCTGGCAATGTTCCAAGGAACTTAAAAGCAGTGTTAATAAGTTCACGGCCTTTTACCTGAGATACATTAAATAGAGCTTCTTCAAGTACGTGACCGTGAATTACAGGCAAGTCAGTTGGGTCATCAAATGCCTTACGAAGATCTGCTGCTGTAACTTCCTTTAACTTGCCACGAAGACCTGACTGCAAAGGCAGATACTGGTCTAGGAATCCGTTAATCTTATTTACATATTCGCCTGATTCATCTGAGGTAAGAGCAAGACGCTTACGTAGGTCACGACCTTCTGGTGAATTGCGTAACCACTTAGTAATGTCATCAATACTATCGCCACCGATAATCTTGTTAACTACTGCAGAGTTACCAAACTGTTGACGTAGTGTTTGCGCCCACTGTTCAAAGTATGCAGGGTCTGTTGGGCGAATAGCGCCAATACCTTTAGACTGCAACTTACGCATATACATATCTGTATTGCTATCAACTAAGCGCTCAAATGAGTTGCCGGATGATGCGATCTTGCGAAACATATCGCCTAGCGGTCCACCGAAAGCATCGTGTAGGTCGTAAACCTCACCATCGCTACCGGTTACTTTGTAAGTTCCAGTACCAATACGTTGCTTAGGTTCTTTAATTCCTTTACGAGATAGCACATCTGCATAGTGATTGTAAACTGCAACCTTTTCTTCCTGAAGAAGTCTTAAAGTATTGAGTTCACCATCAAGGTCAATATCATCAGGCTTCAAAGAAACCTTTGCTTCTAGTTCACCAATCTTAGCTTTCAACTGATTGAGTTCGTTGATTACTTTAGTGCTTGACTGTTGAACCTGCTTGATTGTCATACCATCATCTACTGCACGGTAACTATCAATAAAGCGAGCAGGAACTGCAACACTGTTGTTAACAATATTCTTAATTCCAGGACCTAGGTGACGCAATGTGGCAAGAGAGCCAACAGATGCAGCAATACGAAGCTGTGAATCAATAGCGTTACGTTGTGTGTAACCAAGACGAAGCAATGCTCCAGCCTTGAAAGCATCTTGAATAACATCGGCAATAGTAAGGAAACTATCCTTACCGCCTCCTACGATTCCACGTAGCACAGAACTGTTGCGCTTGAGTAGATTATCCATTAACTGGAAATCCATTATAGGCAAGAAGTCTGCTGTCTGAGATTCTAGTTGTGGAACCTTGATGATTGAATTATCAGTATCAACCATAAAGCCCTTATCCTTGATGGACTTAAGAGCAGAGGTGCGAGCACCTTTATAGTTATTGTAGATCTGGTTAGCAATATCTTCATCAATATCGTACTTAGCTGCAATCTGTCGTAGGGCATTGCCCTCAAGATTGATTGTTGCAATCATACGTTCTTCAGGTGTACGAGCACCAATATAAGAGTCAAGAATAGATTTACTCTGTGCAGGATCTAGTTTAAGTATTTTCTCTAACTGACCGGTAGTTGCAATTACCTCACGGTAAGAGTCGGCATCGTTAAAGTCAATTAAACCTGCAGGCTTTTCTCCCTGCGCCCAAGATATCTTTTGATATAGACGGTGAAAAGGTGTTGGTTGAAAAACCTCTACGCGAGGGTTGCCATTAACCTTGTCATAGAACTTAATTGCACGACTTTCTGCTACTAAGTTTTCTGCTGCTTGTAAACCTCTACCAGTTGTGCGTGTAAGCACACCACCGCCCTGACCTATTTCCATCAACTTTGCAAAGTACTTGTCGTTCTCTGCAAGAGATGCGTAGTTAGCAAGAGCATCATCTGTGACTGCTGGGTTATCGTTAAGGAACGGTAACATTCCAGACCCATCTGGAGCTGCAAACAACTTGTATTCATCAACAGATGATAAATCTCCACGAGCAGTCTCTAGTGCATCAGTAATGTAACGACGAGATAGGCGTAATTCATCCATTGCTGCAGGATCTGACATAGCAGAACGCAGAATAAGTGCTGTCTCATCAATATCTACAGAGTCACCTAGTAGATGTGCAAGAAGTCCTGGGTTAGATGAAGACTTAATCATTGGATGGTTAATAGCGTAGGCAGAATCGTTCTTAGTAAAGTCATCTAATACTCTAGTCATACGGTTTACTTCACCATACTGAGCCTTTGTAATATCTTCTGCTGCTCTTGCTATAGCATCTGCGTTGTTAAGTTTACCAACACCTAGATCAGATGCCTTAAGAACCTTAATACCCTTACCAACTCCAAGGGTTACATCTCCAACTAACTGAGCAGTTAGGTCAAAGCCACCTGATAGGGCTTTACCCCAAGCACTCTTCTTAAATGCTGTATCACGTTGTACAGGATCGTATACATTAAACTTTGGGTCGTAGACATTGCGTATTGAACTAACAAATGCTTGACCAAATGAAATATCTTGTGCGCCCTTGTAGGCTTTACGCCATTCATTAGGGTCAAATATGGATGTAACTGGTTCACGGCCTGATGTAATATCTCCCATAACTAGGTTATAGGTAGTTAATGGCTCACGAATATACTCACGATTGATATAGTTAATGCGTTCAAGTGCTGGTTGAATTCCAGGCACCTTCATAATTGCGCCACCTGCAGATGACAAAGGCTTAATTATATTGCCGCCTTCTTTTGCAGCAGCAGTTTTGAATGGCTGAATAAAGCCATTGTATTGATCTTGGTCATTCCAAGGCGCAGTTCCTACATCCCACGCAAAGCGTGCGATTCCAGTGCCTGCACCGACTACTTCTCCACCAAACTTAAATGCGTTTTTAGCAGCAGTAGAAGCTACATCACCAATTCTGTTCCATACACTCACAAAGAATCCCTTAGTTGTCTAATTGCTCGACGTGTTTCAGGTGATGTGTTTTGCAAAGATGCAATGTATGAAAGCACTGGAGTATAAGATTGGATATTAGCGTTAAAGTTTGTGTAATCAGCTGGCTGATTCATCATCAAAGAATCTGAACCTGCACCTAATCCTGGATTGATACCAGTAGTTATTGGCTCATCTGGACGTTCAGTTGGTGCATAAAGTGGAGTTACTGGTTGCCCTGTTGGAGTTGGACGCACATCTGTAGTTTTGGCTAGCGGAGCACCAGACTTAATAGCCTGTGTCTCAACGCCTTCGCCATATGCTGTGGAACCCATCTCTAATTTATCAGTGCGAACTGAAAACTTGCCTGGACCTGATACGCCTGCCTTTGGGTTCATCGGTGCAGTTGTCATTTGTCCTCCTGTAATTTCTCTAAATCTGCTGCCATATCTTCCCAAGCCCTGTTGGTTTGAGTAAGATGGTTTGAATGATAGATTGCTAACTCCATTAGTTCGCCTGTTAAGGTTTCAATTGATGAAGCTATGTTGTGTATAAAGCCTACGCCTACTACAACAAGATCGAGTAGGCGCACTGGACGAGGAATGTAATTATCATCTTTCATCGCCCAGTACACCTCTCATTAAAAAGTTACTACCCTTTTTTTACTGCGTTGCCACGACGGCCTGCTGGCATCATTGATGGAACTACCTTGCCACCTGCTGGCTTGGATGTGTCCTTCTTGCCTTCTACTGGCTTTGACATTGGCGCTGCTGCGCGAGATCCCTTGTTCATATTTACACCTCCTCTGCTTAAGCTGCGCCGGTGATACCAGCGAGTAATTGGGCTATATCTGGACGTTGACCAGCAGCAGGGGCCATACCACCTTGTTCTTGTGGAGGTTGCGCTGAGGCTGGGGCGGGGGCCGCTCCTGCTGCTGGAAGTTGTTGTTCCATACCTGGTGCCATTGGTGGCATCTGCTGGGCTGGAGGTGGTGGTTCTGGTGTAAATGCTTTTTCGATTGTGCTCTCTAGCGATTGGCCCTTTTGCCGACCTTGGATAACAGACGCAATGCGGGTGATAATCTCACTAGGGTCTTGGCCTTGCGCTGCAAGGGCCGGAATGGCTTGAGCATACTGAGCAACAGCCACGCGCAAAGAATCGCGCATTTCTTCGATATCAACACGTTGTTCCTCCTGCGTAACATTCAAGTCCATTGGAATCTCACGACGTACATAGTCACGAGATACGAGCTTGTCTGAACGCATTTGTAGTAAAGCAATGATGGCACGGTTTGG